TAGATTTTTCTTCGTACCTTTCCGCTTGCTCAAGGGCTTTTTTGAGCCTTGTGGCAAGGTTGCGGTAAGTAGCGGATTTTCGTCCATGAGTTCTTTCAGTCTTTATTCTCTTTAACAATCCCACATGACTTATTGTTCTACCTGTTGTGGTGGTAAGCCAAGCTGCTACCTGCCTAGAGCTATACTGTTTTAAATGTTTCTTAGCTAGTTCTAACGCTTCAAGCTCTGTAGGTATTGGCTGCAAGAGGTTAGGGTCTTCTTCATCTTGTCTGTAACCAAATGGTATAGTTTTTCTAATCTTTGGAATAGGGACATATGTTTCCTTTGCTTTGGGCTGGGGTAATATCCAAGCCCCTAAGTCTCTATCACTCACCGCTATCTTTGGCTGGTAAAATCATGATGCCGTTAGGTGCTGTCACCTGAACTTTCTCTGTCTTCACCAAACCAGCCCTGTCTAACAAATCCTTAGCAGCGTTAAGCTTTTCTTTCAAGCCTAGCTCTGTAGGGTCAGAAATGCCACTGACAACAGCCATAGCTGCTCTAGGAGCGTTCATAGCGATGTATAGCTGTGTAGCCTCAATCACTTCTTCCTTAAGTACTTCCATGAGTACCTTGGTATTGTAGCCTTCGCTATAGCCAGCAAGCTGCCTAGCCTTGTGAGGATTGCCCCCAGCCTCAGCAAATAACACCTCAATGAATCTCTTCTGTTGTTCGCTTAGTTCTCTTTTAGCCATAATAATCTCTTATAAATTTGATATAGAATATTGTTCATTCACTCGAATAGAAACAACAATAGAACTATTAGCACTTGCTAGTCCTCTTATCTTGTCACCAGCTTCCAGATATAACACATTTGTAATTTGTAACACACTGTTAGGTTCCATCCTCACAGTGGTAGCAATCGGGTAGTAAGTTGTATTAGACAATTTATACCAGTCTAAGTTAAAAGTAATTGCCGAAGATGTAATATTACTGATGAGAATGGAATCGATGGTGCTCTTAAAACTAGTAGGCACAGAATATACATCTGCGTTACTGGTTGTTAGCGTCAAACCTAATGTTCTATTTTTAGTGGTCATGTTAAATCATAGAAAGAAAGAGAACCAATACCACCACCAGTTGCTGATACTGTTCTAGCAGCTAATGTATAAATGTCACTCACACTTGCTAAAGTTCTACCAAGTTGTAAATCCCAATTGTAACCAGACCCTGTAGCTAATGGGACTCTTCCAGATTTACCTGTAGTGTACTCACTGTATACAATTGTTCCACCAGTCATAGATGTAGAAGCTATGTCTTGTTCTACATTACTAGTAGAAGAAACTGCTGTCCATGTTGGTGTTGTTAGTGTAGTATTTTTAAACAAAGCCACCTCATAATTGTCGGAGGTAGTGGGTAAGAAATTTAAATTGTAAGGAAGTATTACAGCATCTAACGAGGCTGATGCTAGTCTGATGGACACCAGCGGTTTAAATGTTGTTGTTATATATGAACCCGATGTAGCAGACACCATTCTGGCTGAGTGTTCTTGCGACACTGCTTCATATCCACCCTCAGACATAACAGAAGAACATATCTGTTTCATTGCTGAAGAAGATGCTACAGTACCTGTATTAGTAATTTCATAACGAACAGGAAGAATAGCTGTAGTCATATACACAGCAGTTTCTATATTTGAGTTGTGGAAAGTATGGGCAACAATAAATTGTCCATTGATAACAAAGCCGCATCTCACACTACCAACACCAAGCCATTCAAAATCCATGAACAAGATTTGTGTTTTAGTCAGATCTAATGTTATACCACTAGTACCTGTACCATCCAGCTTATCCCCATTCCAACTAGCCTTAGCTGCATATCGTGCATCACTCACACTACCACTGGTAGATGTTCTTAAAACAAAGGTAATACCATTAGCACCTTGTTCTAAGAACACACCATTGGCTGTACCAAAGTAACCAACCCTTTGTCTTAAATTGGTCTTAGCTGCATCCATCTTGAATGTAGCTAATAACAACAAGCTCTTACCCGGCTGATAAGGAAACACTCTAAATGTCTGTCTCACCACTTCATCACCTGAAGTTGTAGACACAGCCATATTTACAGAAGACTCATTAGAGAGATGAGTAGCTGCTCCAGAACCAGCAGTGGAGGTACTGAATTGTGAATCAATACCATACCTATTCTGGCTATCAAACAATGTATAAGGCTGACTAACCCTTATCCTTCCAAAGGCATCAGTGTTAGTTCCACCAATGCTAACAGTGTTGCCGCTGCCAGCAATGCGTACTAGTTCTGGATAGCTGGTAATGCTCATTTCTTCTTAGGCTTCACTTTAGCTTCAGACAAGGCAATGGCAATGGCTTGCTTGGGGTTCTTAACAACCTTGCCACCTTTACCACTGTGCAAGCCTTTGTCTTTAAACTCACCCATCACCTTAGCCACTTTAGCTGTTTGCTTTTTAGTAGCCATCAGCACTTACCTTTTTTAGCCATGCCACCATTAGCCATAGCTGTCTTACCTTTAGGCTTACCAACACCAATCATGATAGCCACCATAGGCTTACCGCCCTTACCTTCTTTGCCCTCTTTAGCCATACACTTACCAGCAGCTTTACACTTGGCTGGTGAGGGGCATCCCTCACAAGGTTTAAACGCTTTCTTAGTAGCCATCATTTACCTTTCTTAGCTGGAGCTTTTTTAACAGCACCGCCCTTAGCCATCATTGGTGTTTTTACTGGCATAGCATAACCACCACCCATCATCTTCTTCTTTGCATTAGTGGCTGTACGGCTACCTCGAACAGGCATACCACCATACATCATCTTCTTCTCAGGAGCCTTAGTAGCTTCAAAAGCTTTACGCTCTAGCTCATTAGCCCTGTCCAAGTAGGTGTTACGCACCTCTTGAGGGACAGAAGTGTCCTTAGCCTTCTCACGGTACATCTTAACTTTCTCTGCATCGGTAGCCATAGTTTCTCCTTTTAGTTACCACTTAACCTTGTCTGCCCAATATGCAGCAGACATCTTACCCTTGTTAATGTTCTCAGCATGACGAGCTTTGAAGCTCTTCTGCCTAGCCTTGTCCTTAGGGGTGTCTGGACTAGAGCCAGCACCACTAACACCTTGTTGTCCAAACCTAATGAGCTTCACTGTGTCACCATCTTTAGCTAACACAGCATGACTCTTCGTAGGATGTTTTGGTGTAGCCTTAGGTTTGTTATACCCGCTAAACTCTTCACTACCTTTTTTAATCATCTGAACCCCTTCACCTTCTTAGCAATTTCTTTAGGCTGTTTAACAAACTGCTTACCAGCCTTTGTACCTTCACGCTTAGCTTTGGTGGTGGCTGCATACTCAGCAGAGCTTAAAGACTTAATGGCAGCTTCAGGCAGATAACGCTCTCCTGTTTTAGCAGAAGGCTTACCAGACTTTGTTGTCCACTTCTGGTCTGTCCAATCCTTTAAAGACTTCTGAGAAGGCTTCATTTGTAACCACCACCAGCAGCTTTGTATTTCTTAGCAACAAGCTGTGCTTTCCTAGCAGACCATTCACCAGCATCCCCACCCTTAGTGCCAGCTTTAACACTGGCTACCAACGCCTTACGCATTGTAGGCTTGGTGTAATTGCCAGCAGCATTAACTGTGCTTTTCTTTGTAGCCATGTTCTTTCTTCCTTGGTTGGTGTCTGTGTTCTTTCCATCCCTCAGCTCTCATAGCATCTTCAACTCTGTCTAAGGGAAATACATATCCTGTGTTTTTCTCCAGTGCTGCTCTAACATAATAGACATCACTGTGGAATAGGTGCATCTTGTCTACATAACCTCTGTGTAACGCTAGTGAAGCTTGTGTAGCCACACTGTAGGGGTATGTGTTTGTTAAACCTCTGTCATCTAGCTCTTGTCGGGTGTAATAGTTCATAATGCTTCATGCTAACACACATAGCCTAGCTAAGGTGGTATGGTAGCATTTATTGCTACTCATAACAACCTATCCCAATGTATGTCTATAGCGTTGACGGTAGAAGTCCTGTGAAGAAACAACTACCATTACTTGTAAGCACTCTGTACATATCACATTGTGAAATACAGACAACTACCACTAATATCTAGAACATACACCTAGAAAGCCCATAAGGGATGTGTTCATCTATAACTGTTGTTAGCCCACCCTTTTAGCAACAGTCTTTAACAAGTACCCACATCAAGTCTAGTCTGGTCAGTGTAAGGTGTACCACTGCCAGTGTCCAAAGCAAGACAACAAAGTGGCCCCTTTGTCATCTCCTCTGAGTCTTTTCTCTTCAGCAGCCGATTGCAAGCTCATTTCTTTACCTGTAGCCGGAAGGTAGCTCATACTTTGTTTCGTATCGCCTGTATACATAAAGCATACATGGTGCAGGTACGGGTAGTTTTACACATATTGAAACCAATGTCAAGCTTTTTCTGTAGGGGATAACAAGATATGTTAGATGTTTAGCAAATGGTCCATATGGGGGTATCTTAAAGTGCATGAAACTTCAATGAGAATTGTTCTTATTTGTTAACATATGAGTGTACAGAAG